GACGCCGTAGACGGGCATGGGCCGGACCGTTCTCATGTTGAAGTAGAAGTCCGCCAGGAACTGCGGCTGGTCGGTCCCGGTGGCGAGGACGCGATCCATCGGCGGGTTCTCCTCGATCCAGAGCTGCGTGAGGATGGGCGCATTGGTGTAGTCCTGCGCGAGGTGCCAGCTGTCGAGGCTCTGCGTGGCGTTGCTGCGGAAGATGCCGGTGATCATGTTCGGCTTGTATCGGTACTCGGCGTATCGCTCCTGGTAGCCGAAGACGGTGTTGTCGTCGGCGGTGATGCCGTTCGCGAAGATCTCCTTGCGGTAGACGGGCTGCTCGCCCAGGTGGGCGAAGGCAGGCCAGTAGAAGTCGTACCGCGTGGAACGGCTCCACATTCTTTCGAGGCCCTGCTGGTAGTTGAGGTCGGCTCGCACGGATGCGAGGCCGATGATGATGCAGTGCTCGGTGAAGCTCTTGGTGAAGCCGACCCGGTTGGTGCCGGCGGTGCTGAACGCCGCGAGCTCGCCCAGAGGCGGCTCGGTTTCGACGCTGCTGTTGCTCGTCTGGACGACGGTGTGCACGTTGATGGGGATGCTGCCACCGCCCAGGTACTCGGGCCGCTGCAGGCGGGCGTCGGGTGAGGTGACTCCGAAGTGCGCCTTGAGGATTTCGACGTAGCGGGTGCCGCCTCGAGCGTCACGCTCGAGGAGCTTCTGCACCTGGAAGGCTTCGCGGAGTGCGTTGATGGTGACGGCGGTTGCGTCGGAGAGGTCGACGACGAGCTGCGGGTCGTCCCAGAAGAGGTTTCCTCCTGGGTTGGTCGGCTCGATGTCGATGGTCAGGTTTCCGCTTGTGTCGGTGGTGAGCGGGCCGGCAGGCGTGCCGGGCGTGTAGTTTCCGGCTCGGAACCAGGGCGAGCTCTGGAGTCCGGAGACCGGAGCGGTGGTGCCCAGAGGGATGTCGACGGCGGCGCCCTTCTGCGGCCACGGAAGCGATGAGGTGAAGTAGTCGTGCCGCTTGGCTCGCTTCCTGAGGGTGTAGGCCGTGTGGGCGTCGGGTCCGTCGCCCCTGCTGATGGTGGCGCTCTGAATGATGTTCTGGTCCCTGAACCACTCGTTGTAGATGAGGTTGTAGGCGCGCAGTGGGAGCGCGCTGTGCGAGAGGTTCGCGATTTTGGTCGGGAGGCCCATGTAGTCCATGAGGCTCCCCTCGGCGTATCCGCCGGACGGCGCGACCACCTGCGGGACGGTGTAGTCGATGCTGCTGTCCGGGTTCGGGTAGCGCTCGCCCATAAACTTCTGCCAGTTGTCCCAGACCAGGCGGTTGGGGACGGCGAAGAAGTGGAAGTCCATGTGGATGTTGTCCATGAGCGGGTGGAGCAGCGTGCTCATGCGTGCGAACACGCTCGCCCGGACGCTGAACGTGTCGCCCGGCAAGGCCTCGTCGACCAGGATGGGGACGAGGTAGCCGGCGTTGAAGGTGGTCTTGTGTCCGAAGGACCGGTTGAAGCTGGACCGCGGGATTTCGGCCCGCGGGACCTGCGAGAATACGTGGTTGCTCATGTTATCTCCTTGTTTTTCTTTTTCTTTTCTCTCTTTCGCAACCTCTGGCACATACACTTCTTGATACTTATGTGCCAGATGACACCAGGGAAATCCCTGAGTGGTTGCGAGGGTCTGCGGCGCGGTGCGTTGTGGAGCCTGCTGCCATGTGGTGGTTTTCTTTGGTGTTTTTTTTGGTGAGGGGGGCCCTCTCGTCGAGGGCCCCTCTCGCCTTTCTAGCCCCCCTTTGCGTCGGCGTAGGGGTCGGATGACCCCAGGAGCCTATAAGCGACGGCACGGGCCTCTGCGTGCGTGAGGCGCACGGTCTGGAAGGAGTCCGGCCGGTCGATGATGAGGTTGAGGGTCTGGTCCTTGCCTTTGAAGATGCCCAGGCGGACGCCTGAGCTCAGGACCAGGTCGCAGACGTTGGCGTAGTGCGGCATGGGCTAGGCGCCTCCCTTGGGAGGCGTGTCCGTGGTCGTGGTAGCCGGCGGCGCCGGCGGTTCGGCCTCGGTTTGTGTGAGGAGTCCCAGCTTCCGGGCTTCTTCGAGGTTGTCCTTGTTGTGGATGAAGTCGAGGAACAGGTCTGGCCTGTTCTGGAAGCGGTTTCTCACGTGGCTCGGGAGTGCCGCGAATTGCGCTGTGGCGGTCGCGAGGACGTCTTGAGCCTTTTGGAAGTCGGGTGCTTCGTAGAAGTCCCCGTACGTTCCCATCTTGACGTTCGTGGGTAGCGGTTCCCCTGCGAGGTACCGCGCCATGATCGTGTTGATGTTGCTCTCCTCCTCGTGTTCCTGGGAGGTGAGGTCTTCGGAGTGGTCGAAGGTCATGTCGACCTTCGGTGTTTCGCTCGTGTGCTTGGTCCAGCGCTTCACGAGGCCTTCTCCTCGGGCGGGAGGAGCTGCAGCTGCGGGTTCGGGCGCTTGAATTCGCCCGCGGAGCCCAGAGGAGTCGGCTTGGCCGGCGCCTCGAAGGTGGCGAGTTCCTGGTCGTACTCGGCGATGTGGAACAGGCGGAAGTCGTCGGGGTGCTTGTAGAGCATGCTCTGCGGGTCGTTAGCGAGGTCCGCGAAGGCCCGGATTGCTTCCCCGGTGGTGCGCATGAAGAACGGGACGTTGAACATGTTGCTCTTGGTGTCGAGGATGGCGAAGACCTTGAGGTTCACGTTTTCTCCTAGATGCTGCGTCGGTTGAGTGTCTGCCTTGCGGTTGCGTTCGCTTCTTTCGCTGTGAGTGTCGGTTCCGCTCTCAGTTCCTCTAGTGGTCTGTCTTGTCGTTGGTGTGCCTGCTCCTTTCTCCTCGTCTTGAGCCCTCTGATCGTTGACGGTTCCTCGCGTGCGAGGACCTTTTCGTAATATCTCGGGAGTGCGGCTAGTTGCCCCCCTCTGAGCCTTATCCCGTCTAGACGGACTAGTGCGCGTGCGTTGTCGCGTGCGTAGTTTGCTCCGATTCCGGGATGAGTGCTCATGGTGAGGAAGGGCGGTTGCCGCTCCCCGAAGTTTCTCGGTTGTCCTTTCTCGTCGTACTTGGCGAGGGTGTATTTCGCCACGTAGGTGGCGTTCTCTCGTGTGACGGGACTGAAGTAGCTGGTGCCGAAGGGCCACAGCTGTTCGAGGTCCCTGCTTCGATACATAGGGATGTTGCGGTTGCCCGGATAGAGCACGCGGTGCTCGGGCCAGTAGCCAAACACCACAGCGTGGTAGTGAGGGCGATTGGTCTGCGGTCCATATTCACCGCATGCGAAGTATCGGATTTCGTGCCCTGCCTTGCGTAGGCGTTTCCAGAACAGTTGCAGGGCTTTCTTGTCTAGGCTCCCGTCTTTCGGGAGGTGTTCCTGGTCGTAGGTGAGCGTGATGAACGCGGAGGGGCCCTTCCTGCCCCTCAGCTCGTTCATGCAGCGTGTTCCCCACTCGTTTGCTCGTCGTATGCGGCAGCCGATGCATTTGCCGCATGGAAGGTCGAGCGGTTTGTCTTTCCACGCATCGGAGTACCGGAAGGTGACTCCGAACGTCCGGTCTTTCGTGAGGGTTCGACTGAACCATGCTGCCGTGGGGTGGTAGCAGGGCATGGGTTAGAGCCTGATCCCCCCGCGCATGGGACCAGTCGTAAGGTTCTTCTTGTGCGTGCGTCGCGCGGTCTTGGTGAACAGTCTGCGGCTCTTTCGACGTCCCATCTTCTTTCGGTAGGCCATGGGTTCCTTTCAGCGGCGGGTGCCGCGGGGGTTGTAGTGCGGATGGTACTTCTCGTGGTGGAGGTGCTGCAAGGGCGTGAGTTCCCTTGCGCTTGTGACGGGACTGAGGAGCTTGTCCTTGAACATGCCGACGGCCTGTGGGAGCAGGGTGACTCCCGGTGGGAGTGGGAAGCTCGGCTTGGCCTTGTCGAGGAGGTTCTTGATGTCGTTGCTGTCGAGGTCGCGTGCCTTCTTTCCGGTGAGGGCTTCGACCGCTGCGTCGGTCATGCCCCGGAGGATGTTGTAGAGGTCCCCGATGACCCTTTCGCGTCCGCGCGTGTCGTTGGCGAGGTCGGTCTGTGCCTTGGCGAGCGCGGCGTTGGCGCGGTTGAGGTCCTCCTGTGCTTTGGCGGTGAGCTGCTGCTGTCGAGCGACGCCTGTCTCCTCGCCGACTAGGCCGATGCGGCCCTTGGCGACTTCGGTCTCGACTCGGGTGCGCTCTTCTTCGGCCTGTCGGGCGCTTGCCTGTGTGAGGGCGAGTACCTTTTGGGCTTCGAGGTTGCCGACCTGGGCTTCGGTGGTCTTGGTTTCGTTGGCGAGTCGGGCCGCCTCCATGGAGGCGGCGGTGCCTCGGGCGAGGCCCTGTCCGATGCCTGTGAATGGGTTCTGTGTTGCGGGAGCGTTGACGCTCCCGGTCTGGGCCCCCCCGCCCTTGGTGAGGGCGAGGATGGGGTTGAGGCCTGCGGCCTTCAGGTCTGCGCTCTGGCGCTGGTAGGCAGTGTTCGACATGCGTTCCTGCCATGCCATCTGTTCTCGCATCATTGCTTTCTGTTGTCCGGTGTTGATGAGGCTGCCGATGCTCTCGATTGCTCCCCCGGCGAGTGCTCCGAAGAATGGGTCGATCATGTTTGCTCCTGGTGGTGAAGGAGCGCCAAGCCGTTAGGCCTGGCGCTCCCTCGTTTGACTAGAAGTGGTCGATGTAGCCCGGGACGCCGTAGACGGGCATGGGCCGGACCGTTCTCATGTTGAAGTAGAAGTCCGCCAGGAACTGCGGCTGGTCGGTCCCGGTGGCGAGGACGCGATCCATCGGCGGGTTCTCCTCGATCCAG